GTCATATTGTGTATTAAACTCTTTATTAGCTTCTTTAAACTTAGCGTCTCCAACCTTTTCTTTAAATTGAATCATTGTTTTGCTTGTTTTCTCGGCCCAATTTGTGTCTTGAGAGTAAGTATTCAGTCCAGCTCCAAATAATCCAGCCAAAGCAAATCCGAACTTACCTTCGGTATCACTTTTTAAAAGTTCTACAATTGAATCAATAAACATTGGTTTAAAACGATCAATAACTGATTGAGGAATGGTTTTCTTCTCCCCAATAGCGTTTTCACCAGTCACTATATCTACTAAAAGAGACGCATTAGGAGATAATTTATATCTTATAAACTGACCCAATAAACTAGCCCCTGATGTTTTTCCATACCCAGTGTCTAATTTTCTTGAAATCCCTGATGACCCTTTTATTCTTTGAGTAATAAGTCTCGATAAAATATTTACATAGGTAGCATTACCACCCGATACATCTAATCTGGTATCACCAGACTTTATCTTTCCAAAACCAGAACTTGTTGGATCAGTTTCTTGTTTTTTGCCTGTTAGTAATCCATATAAAGCAATGACTGAGGCAGAGAGAGCCAAACTTCCAATCAAATTTCTTGTTGCTTCTTTTCTTGCGGTTGGACTTATTTCTGGACTAATGTAATTTACGGGGTTCATCATTTGTAACGTTGACGTTATCTTTCTAGGAGAAAAGAATGTTGCGTTAAGTAACGGAACCGCTCCCTCTATTTTTCCAACCTTAGCCCCACCAGTAAAGTTATTAACCACTTTTGCAAGATCCTCAGATGCTTTTGAACCCATACTTATATTTTCTCCTGCCACTTCTGCCTTTTTAATAAAGTCACTGAACGAATCCATCCTAAGTTTATTTAAAAATCCCACATATGCTCTTTGCGAGGCTGAAATGCCAGGAACTTTGTCTAATAAAGAGCTCATAAACTGTTCTTCCCGCAATTCTAATTTGTCACCTAATTCCGTTAGTCTCAATCCAGCCTTTTTTGCCAAATCGTATTTAGGGTGTGTGATGATTTCAGCCTGTAAGTCATTGTATCCCTCTTGGCGTAAAGACTTAAACATACTTCCCAGAGATGTATAAAATCTTTTTCTACTTATCATTCCCCAACCCTGATTTAGAGGAGCTGATAAGTCGAGAGACGCCATTAACGAACGAGGAACTCCGACAATGTTAGTGATCAAGTTAGCTTTCTTCCCACCTAAAGAGTTTGCATATTCAACTAAAGCCATTTTTGCTCTTCCTAGAGATATATCTGATTTTGTTATATCTGTTTTTTCAGTCAAAGTAGATACTTTTTGGGACAATTCATTTATTGTCTTTGCCTCCTCCTCGGTTATTTCCAATCCCAGTCTTTTATTTGTCAGGTCGCTTAAAAACTGTGTAACCTCACTCTTATCAAGTGCTTTGTTCAGTCTCTCTATTTTGGATTGAATGTCCCTTTTTACTATTGGTGAGCCTCCAAGCCTTTTAGCAAATGACTCGAAACCCCGCTGTTGGCTTTTGAGAAGCATTTTGCTTTCAAACAAGGCGTTTAAATTGGCCGCGTTTTCCTCTCCCGCAAACTTAGCGAAGAAATCATGTCTCCCTTTGGTTCCCCTGTCCACCATTTTCTGTGGATCGCCGTCTTTTTTCAGGGCATCCAATAAGTCTAGTTCGGTTTGTTTGCTTAAGCACCAGGCCATATATTAACAACGCACCATTTTAAGGATGCTATTCCAATCAGATAACTTTGGAGGTTTAAAATCACCTTTTGATCGTTCAATGGTTTTATCGACCACTTCTTGAACTGATTTGCCGCCATGTCTTTTCTTAAAGGCTTCCTCTTTAATTTTATATATATCATGCATTATTTTAACAGGTGAGTTTGGATCTAGTTCTGCCAGTATACTTATTTCTTGTCCCATTCGGGTAGAAGACAGAGATGCTAGCTTTGTGGCCAGGGTGACATCATCTTTTGCCAACTGAACCATTGCTACATAAATGGAATTTCTGGCAATTCCGGGTGGGGCATCAATTTCACCCTTTAATACTTTTAAGGCGTCTTCTGGATTGTTTACAGCATATTCGGCGGCACTGGCAATGTTTTCTTTTCTATTCATTTGGTTATAGGTTGATAAACCCAGACTATCAATTTGGTCTTGAGTAACATTATCCAAAACCCCTTTCATTCTCGCCTCTAGTTTGCTTACTTTAATTTTCCCTTCACCCACAGGAAGTTGTGAGGCCGGGACTCCCACCTCTTTAAATTTCTTCTCGGTTATTATTTCTTCAAAGGGCTTGTCTTCTTGGATCTTTGCCATAAATTCATTTTCAGTCATTCCCAAAGAGTCGGCCACTTCGTCCGATGATTGTCCAAAAATACTTCTGGGGATATGCTCACGGTAAAGTAATCCAGTTTCTTTATTTATTGTTTCTCCTCTAGTTTTTACAAAGGATCGCATCTGATTGGCAACCTTCTGATAGTCTCCAAATTCATCTATGGCTATCTTTTTTGAAGTTGTTGGTGGAGCAGCTGGTCGGAGTTCTAGTTTGGTTAAAGACTCAAAGGTTGGTTTTTCTCCAGTAATATCGTCATAAATAGTTTTAGCCGCCTCAAGGTCACCAGAAGCAACAGCTTCTTTAACCAAAGCTATTTCCTCGCTCGCAGGAGGCTCTACAACGGCTGTTTTAGGAGTGGGTGGTGTCTCTACTACTCCTCCAGCCGCCTGATACTCTGCACGGAGTTGGGAGGTGGATTTGATACTGTACATATCTTGCAAGTCTTTAAAAAAACGTTGCTTGTTTACTCCGCCCATTGGCGAAGATGACACTATTTTTCCATCCTTTAGAAAATCATAGTTTATGTTCTTAACAGAAGAAAGTTTATCCAAAGCGTCTAACTGAGATAATGTCGGAGAGTTGCCAATTTCTATGTTGACTTCTTTTGGAAGATTATGCAGTCTTATTCCCCCATACCTTAAATAAAACTGTTCAGAAAATCCTGGGATACCAGCCCTATTTAAAATAGTCCTATGTGTCCCATCTGAAGTATAATTTATAGCTGCCTTTGTTCCATCAGTTGTAAGGAAACCAGTATAGTCAGATATTGGTTCATTGGATGGGTACTTTTTCTTTATAATATCTTCCGCATTTCTAAAATCTATCTCCTTTAACACAGGGCTATTTTTATCAATATCAGAAAAGGATGGTAATAGCTTCCCCTGCCCCTTCACAAACTCCTCCTCCGTCAGTCCTTTAGCAACAGCCTGTTGAGCTGATGAGGGCTTTACTCCTCCTGTAGCTTGGGTGGCTTGTGGTATCTCTCCTGCTCCTTGGGTAGCTGGAACTACAACCTCCCCTGCCTTCATCTCCACCGTTCCCCCACTCACTTTAATCGCCACATCTACGCCAGTCTCTTTGGCTTCAAGAGCAGTCTTAACCAATTGCTTTCCCAGTGGAGTATTCTTGAGTTCAGTGGTGGCTACTTTGGCAATAATTTCGTCTGGAGTCAAAGTGCCACTGTTTAATAATTTAGTTTCAGTTCCTGTCTTTCCTTTCCCAGTAACAAGATTTTTAATCCCTTGAGATAAATTTCTAATAAACTTAATTACCAGCGTATCTTCTGAGGCACCTTGGGACGCTTTTAATATTTCAGAAATACTGACCTTCCGACGATCTGCTAATGAGATTATTTTCTGATATGTTTTTAATTGTTCAGCAGTCGGCTTAACTCCTCCGAATTCATTTACTGCCCTCAAGTCCTGTATGGTAAATTTAGGTACTTTTGAGAATTTGGAGGCAAGCTGGTCTAACTTCGCTAGAGCTTGTATAACTGTAGGAGAATTCTTGGTCATAAATCCAGCTAATTGTGTCACTTGACCAACTTGTTGATCGACACCAGCCCCTCGTAGTCCAACCAAAGAGGTTCCCAAACCAACTCCATATGCTCCAACCTTCTGGGCAGGATTTTTGGGGACAAACTTAGTATTGGGATCTCCTGATGAAGTTTGCGTTCCTGCACGCTTAACAGCGGCAGCATATTCTCCCAAAAATCCCTTGACAACATCAACACTCATTTTCGCTTGCTCAATCGGATTAGCCGCTTTAATACCAGACTTAAGATTCTCTTTTAGATTAAAGGGTTTATTCTCTTTGACCTTCGGTTGAGGTGTAGGTGCAGGTGTAGGTGTTGCTTTTGGTTTAGTCGTGGCGACGGCGGCAGTTACAACAGACTTGGCAAAGAGAATAGAGTTTACCTTGTCCACTAAATTGGCCTTGGCTTTGACGATATAACTTTTGGCTTGACTGCTTTTTGATGGTGAAGGTGAAGGTGAAGGAGGTTTAATATCAGAAACCAATTGATTAGGCTTGTAGTTACTTATTCCAGTTCCTTGATTCGCAGATAGCCAGTCTCCACCACTAGTCTTACCAACGGGACTAGTTTTCGTCGTTGTGTTGGTTTTTAGTGTTTGTGTTAGCCAATCTGCCATACATATAGTTTATGATTAAAGACTTTCAAATCCGTACGCTTGCGTAAAATCGTCCCTGTTAGGATCTGCATAGTTAGCAAATAAATCATTAAATTCTTTTCTGGTTCCACCCCTACTTATCCAAGAAGCTACTGCTCCCTGCCAATCTTGAGGAGAAATATGACCATAAGAGTTCTTTTTTGATTCAAGGGCGGATACAAATTGAGACTGTAGTTGAGTATTTTTATCTCCTTCCGTTGCCGCCTTGGGTTTGCTACTCGTAATCTTTTGCTGATTTATAATCTCACCAGTGTTTTGATTGATTACCGCAAAGCCCTGGTTAGTGCCGTCATCATACTGAACCACTGAGGTTTGTAAATTCTTTTGTTTTCGGGCATCGATCGCCGACTGGATCATACTACTGCTTAACCCTGTGGCTCTGGTAGCACTAGCTATGTCCTCTCCACTTGCCCCGTCATAGGCTCCAGAAGCTATAAGCGAAGTAACTTGGTCAAAAGATGTTCTAGCAGCCTGTGAATTAATATCAAACTGTTTTATTTGCAGATTGAGCTGCATTTCTGCGTCTGCTGTTCCTTTTGCCAGATCTCCTGCCGCCATTTCAATATCCTTTCGCAAGTTAGCCGTTCTGTCGTTATACAAAGACTCTAGCTTGGCCACCCTACCCACTCTGGTTGCCTCCGATAAGAAAGGATTGTCGTTTATTGCGCCTACCGCTTCTATTTTCTCTTTTTCCCTTTGAGACAATATTGTTTGGGTTTGTGTCACCTTGTCTTGTCTGGCTTTCATCTCGGGAGAGTTGAGTTGGTTGTTATAAATACTTTGCAAATCAATCGTCGGCTGGGGCGCTATTGCACCTGCTGTCCCTGCTGTTGCACCTGCTGTCCCTGCTGTTGCACTTGTTTGGGCTGTCTGTGCTGGTGCCGTAGGTACACCTTTTGCGGGAGAAGGAGCTAATTTTGCTTGTTGTCTTTGCTGTTCAATATAAGCCACATTTTGTGGTGCAGTCTGGGCTATTACCTCTTTAGAGACAAGTTGTCCGGCACCAGGCTGATTTGATTGAGGATTGATCTGACCGGGTTCACTAAACGTACCATTCCAGTATTGTTTTCCGTCATACCAGCCTCCCTGACGGAAGCCCCCAGGAGGCGTTTTTGGATTAGCCATATATTCCTCCTATTACGTTTAATCTTGCAAATTGACCATAATTCCTTTTTCCATACCATTCATTCCAATTCTGTTCTAAATCTTCCCTAGTTTTTATTTTATGACAAGGTTTACAAAGAGTTTTACCGTTAGATACCTCAAATCTTAATTCAGGATATAAAGAAAAGGTTTTAATATGGTCTGCTTCTAAATATCCGCCTATTTGTCCACAATCTTGACAAGTATATAAATCTCTCTCAAATACTTTAGTACGCCATTCTTCATATTCTAAAGAATTTCTAATAGCATGATTAATAGATGTAAGCCCACCTTTCCAGTTACTTGCTCGCTCTCCTGTATATTTTCCCTTTTTAGCCCCACTTAACTTTTTTCTATGTTCTTCACTAAATTTTATTCCTAAGTGTCCTTGTCGTATTTTTTCTCTAGTTTCTTTAGTTACTATGTGTCCATTACGGGATTCACTCATTTTCTTCTTTGTTTCTTCCAGCATAGGTATGCCCTTATTCCAAGGCGTATATCCTTTCTGAAAAAGGTTTTTTGGCATTTTCCCCTTTAACGCTTTACTTATTTTCTTTCTTGTTTCTTCAGAGAGCTTTTTACCTTTTTGTGCTTTACTCATATTGATTCTATGTTCCAATGATTTTTTCTTACCCAAATTAGCTAAACCAATTTTTATTTTATGGCTCTCTGAAAGTGGTCGACCTATATGTTTGTAAATTCCTTTAGGCATATTAGTTAAAAGTTACCGATATTATTTTTTGTTCTTGTTCTCCTAGAGCTGAACATGTCAGAAACCTCGAATAACGGTTGATTGCGATCATATTTGGCATTTTCCTGGCGGATTTTATTATACGCTACCGTTAATATCTGCTTGGCTTCAATACTTCTGAACTGCCCGCCCTTGTCGTCTTCGCCCTTGGCTTTTAAGATAGCCAAGGTCTCAAGTAAAATGGCTTCGTTGCATTCCAGCATATTGTAACTAAATATTGTTGTATCCCCATCTACTGACAAGGCCGTGATATTCTTCACTCCCCACACGCATATATTATTCGTTCCTACCGCAGTCGGCACGGGATAGATAAAATACCTGGTTTTCTGGTTAGCCCACTTTTTATCGACTGAATTGGCGTTGTCTGTATCTCTGCGCCACGTTAAATAATCTTCAAAGGCTAAAGGACTCCCATCTGGGTCTTCACCATATTGTTTATCGTCCACCTCAAGCCTCCACAAAGAGTCTGGCCGCCAGGTTGAGGGGTAGTCGTAGCTTTCGATATTTGCTTGGGTAGAGGTCTTTTTGGCGTCTTCCAGCTGTGGGAACCTATACAAAGTGGCACATTTTACATATGCCCGGTTAATCACTCTTTTAATAACTGTAGGGGAAAAAAGGGTACTCTCGTCCCCGATACTAAGATCGTCTTGTACTGCTGTTATAAGATCAATAAATGTATCCACACTTTAAGAATAGAGGAAGTTTAT